GGAAAGGAAGGCGGATGCAATCCGGTTCACAATCAAAGTCCAGACGGCCGTGGGGTTGACCAGATAGGCGGCAACCTTTGCGGCAGATTCAGCGATTTGGGCCGCCATGTTGGTCAGGCCCGTCACGATGGTCGGCAAGTTGGTTTCAATGGCCAGGCCAAAGACGGAGAGCGTCTGGAAGAGGGAGTCGCCCAGCTTTTTGAACTGGCTGTTGTTGGCCAGATCCAAAATGATTTGCAGGAACCGGCCGCGAAAGTATTGAAACGCTTGCCCGACCAGTTGCAAGTCCTGCCCGATGCGGGCTGAGACCGCGCCGGAGCGAGTATCGGCCGCACGCCCAAGATTCGCGTAGCCCATGCTGGTTCGGTCGAAGTCGCCAGCGGCCCGCTGAGTTCTCATCAGGAACTTGTCAATGACATATTGGCCACGACTTTTGCCTGAGCTTTGCTGCTCTTCGGCGGAAGCGTCCACGCCATATCGTCGCAAGATCTGAAATTCGCCGGCCATCGCCGATGCCAGATTTTCCCTAATTTGCTTGGGGTCGGCATTATCTTGGCTGGCCACGTCGCCAACACGGGTTTCAAGCTGCGCGGCAAGGTTTTGGGCAAGCTGTTTGCCCATGCCCTGGTTTGTCAGTTGACTGACAGTGCTGAGATAACTTTCCAAGACGTCGGCTTGCGTTCCCAAGCCTTTGGATTCAAGGGCCTGGGCGAACTTTTTGGCTTTATCGGCACTGTCGCCCAAAAGAACATCCGTCTTCGAGAGCGTCTCATTCAGGGCAGACCCGTTTGAGATGGCTGCTCCCAGGCCGCCGGCAAGGGAGCGGAAAGCACCGCCCATTCCGGCGGAAATGACGTTGCCCAGAGCCACGGCCCCGACCGACTTGGCAAAAGACGTGACCGCACTGAAGGCCCTAGTGAGCCCCTTTGTGAGCCCGGAAAGGTTGGCCCCGATGGTGACATAGAGCTTGCTGATTTCACCGCTGGCCATAGAGTGCCCTTATGCCGGTTTTCAGTTCGTTCAGGGTGTCGAGCCCGATTCGCTCGGGCGGATCGGACTTTTCGGTGCAGAGTGCGACGACTTGCATGGGAGTGAGTTCCAGAACGTCCCGATAGGACATGTGGAACTCAAGGCAGAGATAGCGGATCAGCTTGTGCCAGTTGACTGGCCCGCTTGACCCGCCGCCAAGTTTGGGTCGTCGGGTCTCCGGCCTGTCCAAGCGAACGTGGCCAGCGTGGCAAAAGCCGCCGGGCTGATTTGTTCGACCAGTTGCAAGGCTGAGTCGAACGTGATTTCAGGGTGATTCTTTTTGAGCATTTCCTGAACCACGGCGGCCTGAAGGTTGATGTGGCTCAAAATCAGGTTCACGCCTTCTTCGGAATCAATAGCGGGCGGCCAAAACGCCCGCCTGTGAACGGCCTTGTCAAAGATGGCCGCCGCAACCTGCGGGGTTGCATCGCGTGCCGCTTCTTTGTAAAGATCCATCGGATTTTCTGCCGATTTTCGCAAAACGGCTTGGATCCGAGACCGCCCACCAAGAGTGAGCGGTGAAAACCGGTAGGTTGCGTTTGAGAGTTCGGCTTCGATGAAATCGTCGCCCAGCTCATTAAGGTGGAAAACCGCCCCCATTTATGATTCCTTAATTGGTGACAAGGTTGGCGGTTTCGGTCGTCAAGTCGCCGTGGTTTTGCAGCTTGAAGTCGAAAGCCAGGTTGTCGTCGTTGTCGATGCCCAGGTCGTAGCCTGTCACCATGAACGTTCCGACGACCGACAGTGAACCGCTCACAATGTTGGCCGTGAGAAAATCGCCCTTTTTGAACGTCCAGCTCGTGCCGTTGGCAAACGGCGTGCTCAGGTTGGTCTGCGACACCATCGTCGTCAGGTCGATGGTTGTCTTGGCGTTGCCGGCCGCCAAAAGGATGCCGCCGGTGTTTGTGGAAGACTCGGAAACGGAGACTTCACCGGAAATGGAACCCTTCTCAACCACCATTGAAATGGCGGTTGCGTTGGCAACTTGTACCAGGCTTTGGGTGATCGGCGTGATAAGCACCGTGCCGCCCTTGAATGTCAGTGGATTGCCTTTGATCGGCATAGCTCAGCCCTTTCGTCAAGATGGTGTGATGGTGATGATCGCTTTAAACTTGAACTGCCATGAGTGAGCCTGGCCGGTTTCGGTGGGCGTTGCATAGGAATCAGGCTCAGTCACAATGCCGATGATTCCCGAGGGGGAGAAGGTTTGGATGTAGTCCATCGCTACGAAGCCGGTCTCATAAGCCGCCACGGCATCGGTGTCAATGACGGTAAACTCATAGCGGTGTGTGTCATATTTGAATCCCGCATTGAGTCGCTTCCGATTGAACCCGTAAGGCCGAAAAACGCTTACGGGCGGGTCGGTCTTTGCGGGTGCATGCTGGAAATACAATTCCGGCAGGGTGCCGTTTGTGTCCCAAAAAGCCTTGATCGCCTGTGGCAAGTCCATGATTCAAGGCCCCTTAAACCGGAATGGCCAGTGAAGGCTGGCGTTTGATGATGTCAACTTCCACGTGGTGGGCCATCACGCCGGGATTTGCGATTGCATCAACCTGGCCGACCAGGGTGAAACCGGTGTCGAACACGATTTGGAGCCAGAACTTGGTTTCAATCGGGTAGCCCCACGTGTCGGGTATGTAAACTGTGAAGTAGCCGGCCGTTTGCTCGAAGTTGCCCGGCTGGGTGTAGCGGGTCGTCTTTTTTTGATCAGCCCGGCAACGTGTTTTGCCGATCTTGGCCAGCGATTGCACCGATTGGCCGAACACGCCGGGCGTGTCCACTTCCTGAAAGACGGTGGCGGTTGCATTCAGAAGATGGGCGGGCAGGCTCATCGCACGCCTGCTTTCTTGAGATCAGCCAGGATTTTGGCCTGAATCTTGGGGGCGCACTCATCAAACGCGGGGCCCAAAAATGGGCGGGCGGGCAGGTTGCCGCCTTCATCTTTGTCGCCAAATTCATGAACACGGCCGTAAGCCATCAAATCGCGTGGCCCGACCTTTGCCGTCATGCCATCGGGTGCGAATTCAGGCCCGATTGATTCCCGCAAGTGGCCGGTTTGCTTGTGCGGTGGCTCGCCCGGCTTGGAGGGCTGGCCATAGAATTCACCTGAAATGGATAACTTGTCTTTCGTGGCCGCGTCCACCATGAAGGCGGCTTTTTCGATGCACCTTTTGATCGTGGTGTTGACGTTGCGGTTGAAGACGTTGCCACGCCATTTGAAATCGACGTTTGTGGCCATGTTTACACCGTTGTCATCACGCGATATGGTTGAATCAGAATGGCCAGATGCGGCGGCAGACCACGCATGAAAGCGGTGTTCAAAGCATAGGAATAATCGCCAATGGACTCGCTGGAAACGACCATTGATTTTGATTGCATGTCGAGCATCCAGACCATGAATGAGCCGATCAGCATGTCCTGCTCGGACTGGTCAAGCCCCGCGCTTGTGTAGGTGACGACGATGTTGGAAACGCCCGGTGTCCAGCCTAAAAGCTGATTCTGGAAGCCTTGGTACTGGCGAGTGAGCCGGCCATCGGAATCAAAGTGCATGGTTGACACATCAACGGATGTGCCACTGATGATGACAGAATCCACCGAAGTGACTGGCGTGGAATTGAGCCAGAGAACTGTTTGATTTTCGCCCTTGAACGTTTGCGTTTTTGAGCCTTGGGAAATTTCACGGCCCAAATATTTGACCAGCACCGTTTCGGCCGATGTCGCCAGAGCCTGAAGCGGCCCAGGGGCAAGGCTTGCCAGTTGCGGGAACAACATTTTGACGGCGGGTGAAATAGGCACGGCCAAAACTCCAACTGTAAAAATCCCGCCTGCACGGCCGCATCTTGCCATGCAGGCGGGCGGGGCGGAATTTACAGGCTCACCAGAACACGGCCGGCGTTCGGCTGCACGATACGACCACCACGACGTGCGCGGAGGACGAATTCGTATGCACCGTTCTTATAAGCCGGTTGGTCGTTCACCTTGATCGTCGGGCTGACGCGATCCAGCATGTAATACATCGAGTTGAAATCGGCGTAGTACAAGCCACGGTTGCCTGTGGTCGTCAGGTCTGGGACGTTTTCAGAGATGATGATCGGCCGGCCCAACAGGCTGCCATTGAGCCAGTTGGAACCGCCGCCGGGCGTGTCACCAATGAACCCGTAATTCGGCAGGAAGAGCGGGCGGTTTGAGCTATCCTGAAGGGCAGAAATCGCCTTCAGCGTGTTTGAGTTCATCAGCCACGAACCGTTGGCCCGAAACTGTTGCGGCGTACCGTAAAACAGGTTCAAGAGGTCTTTGTAGGCGATTTTGTCGCCGGTTGAGACCGTGCCGGTAACGGTGGTCAGCACGCCCGATTCTGTCAGACCATAAGGCTGGCTGGAACCGGAGCCGGAAACGATGGCCGCGTCGGTGGCCACCATTAACGATTTTTGGAAAATATCAGGAATGAGCGTGCTCAAACCGTAGGCATTGTCTTCGAGTAATGAAATCGAAAAAAGGCCGTATGCCCAGACTTCATTGACGTTGATGTCGATCTGTTCGACGGTCAGGTTTGAGCCCTGATCGGACGGGCTGGATGGCAGTTCACCGCCCCACGAAACTGTGACCGGATAGGCCGGATATTTCACATCGGTGGTTTTGACACGCGGAAATCGGGTCGTCAGTACCGAAGTCGGGATCGTCCGAACTGCACCCTGAAGCATGCCGGCCATTGGCGGGGTCATGATCAGTTCGGCCCATTGGATGGGAACCAATGCGGCACCACCGCCGGCAGTACCGGCAGCCACACCTTCAGAGAAGGCTTTGCGAACAATTTCGCCGGCACCCGAATAATCACGCCCGCCCGAGTGCATGAACTTGAGGATTTCACGCTTGTAAGCTGGTGTGCAGGCCTTTTCAATCGTGTCGTGGGAATAACCATCCGCCAGATAGGCTTCGATGGTGTGCGACTTTGGCTCAATTTCAGGAACGAAAGCCTTGTTGGCAATCGTCACCCGATAGTTGCCGTTGATCATGCCGGGCTGGGGGAACGTACCGCCGGGGGGAGTGGCCTTCACTTCATAGGCGGTTGATGGGCGGTTGGCAGCCGGCACCTGGCTTTCCCATTGGCTGTGGCTATCAAGCGAAGCCTTCAGGGCAATGCGGGCGTTTTCCAGCTCCGTGGCCTTGGTCACGGTCTGGTTGATTTCTTGCAGCCGGTCGCCTGTCCGCTTCATTTCGGCGGCTTCTTCGGGGGTGTAGCTCGACTTGCTGATCAGTTCCGAAGCACGGGCCTTGAGGCTGGCGGCTTCAGATTGCAATTGCGCGATATCTGTCATGTGCTTCGGATCCTTAATCGGTCTAACCTAAGCCCCAAATGCCGACCGTTAAAGCACGCGGGGAACGTTTCCAACCATTATCGGTTGACTGACAACAACTTGCAAGCTCTTTTTATAGCGCGAGTGTTGGCGGCATGTTTTGCGGGTCGGTGGTGGTGGCGATGACAGAATAAGCATCAAAACCCCAGCCCTGAATATTCTTTTCGCCGATGGCACAAAAACCGCCACGGCCCCAGCCTCTTGACCATGAATTCTGCATGCCGATCACCCACTCATTCGTCGGCAGTCTCTTCATGAACACGCCGCCCGTCACTGCGTGGTTGTGGGCCCCGGCATGGTTCAGGGGACGGTCGTATTTGTCGAGCGAATTGAAATTGCCGTTGACTGGCACGCTGAAGTTGACCGGATGCCTGAGCTGCACCACGGCGCAAAGCTCTCGCCAGGTGGTTATCCGGTACCCGATTTCAATTCGATACCGCAAAGCATTTTGGCGGGCCTGCGCGGTGATGGCCGCCGGGTTGATGCAATTTGGCGGCATTAAAGGTTCTTCGCACGTGCCCTCTTTTTCAAGCAGTTCAAGAGCATCGGAAATGGAACTCCCACGGTCATAGCCGCCGCATAATTCCGCATAGATCTTCCATGCTGAAAGCGGCTGATACTTTTGGCCTGATATCCAGCGTGCCATTTCCAATGATGTCGCGGCGGCATGGCCGTTGCATGCGCCGAACTGGCCCTGATCCTTGACTTTGACGGGATAGGCGGGATCATCTCGCAAGTCAAATTCCCGCCACTCCGATTCAGGAATGTCGGGAACCTGCCCCAACGTGTTCAGCATTTTGTTGCTGGTGAGCGAGTGGTTGCCCAGAGCCCGCCATTGGTTGTCGGTTGTTGGCCACCATTGAAGATTGCTCATTTGATCATATCCACGATTGCTTGTATCTCGGCCAGGCTCTTGGGACTGCTTGACCGGATCGGTCGGCCGGATTGATCCTGCAAAATCACGCACGGCGTGCCGGTGGCTGTGACGGTGGCCCTGAATCCAAGAGTGTCGATATCTTGTTCCGTGGCAAGATAGGTTCTGAACTCCACTCCATGAAGCTCCAGAGCCTTTCGCAGAGCGGGGTCGGTTCGCCAGGCGGCTTGCTCTGGGCTGTTGGGGTCAACAATCACGCTGAACCACTTCACGTCGGGGATTGAATCAATGATCGGCGGAATGGGCGGCGGTTTGGGTCGCCCGTCGGGAGTCGGGACTGGTGCGGGCTGTGTGCCGCGTATGACAACCACCCGACCGGTTGATTTGCCGATCAGGTAAGTGTTGCCCGCGTCGGTGAACGACCACGACGGTTCTGTGATGGCCGGCAGCGACTGGGCTGAGATGTTTTCGAGATCGGCCGGCGGCACCATGCCGGTCATTAAAAAAGCGATGCCTGCCAAGATGGTCTTGGTCATGAATAATCCTAACGTAAAACCTGTGCCGATTGCGACCTTACGCCAATTGGAGGCGGCTTTTGAGTGCCGCAATCAGTCGCGATTGGGCCTCCTTTTCGATGGCGGCCTTTTGTGCCTGAAGCTCGGCGGCGGCCTTGTCTTCGACCTGTTTGGCAAGCTGTTCAACTTG